GATCTAAAAAAACTACATGCAAAAATCGGTGAGCAGGCATTAGAAATTGATTTTTTAGAAGGTGTGTTGAAGAAACTGGGCCGCTTCAACCACAAAAGTTAATCGATGACTCACTTCAGATTTCAGTATCTAAGCAAGCTCAGCTGCTGAAAGTCTCCCGTGGTTGTTATTACTATCGCCCAAAACCTGTGAGTGCATCAGATCTGAAGCTGATGCGCTGTATGGATGAGTTACATATGCAATACCCTTTTGCAGGTAGCCGTATGATGCGTGATTTGTTGAATCGTCAAGGACATCATATAGGACGACGTCATACACGTACTTTAATGAAGAAAATGGGCATTAATGCGTTATATTGCAAACCAAATTTAAGCCAGGCTAATCAAGCTCACCGCAAATATCCATATCTGCTCAAAGGATTGGCTATTCAGCGCAGTAATCAAGTGTGGTCTACGGATATAACGTATATCCCTATGGCAAAAGGCTTTGTTTATTTATGTGCTGTGATTGATTGGCATAGCCGCAAGGTACTTGCGCATAGAGTATCGATTAGTATGGAGGTTACATTTTGCATAGAAACATTAAATGAAGCTATTGAAAAATATGGTCGACCTGAAATATTTAATACAGACCAAGGCAGTCAGTTTACCAGTGATGCATTTATTGATGTATTGAAATCAAATGACATCCAAATCAGCATGGATGGTAAAGGTCGATGGGTTGATAATGTGATGGTTGAACGATTATGGCGGAGCGTTAAATATGAAGAGGTGTATCTCAAAGCCTACAGCAATGTTTTGGATGCGAAGAAGCAATTAAACGCATATTTTGAATTTTATAATTTGAAACGACCTCATTCGAGTCTGGACAAAATGACTCCAGATGAGTTTTACTATGACCAGCTACCACAACAAAATAAGGTAGCTTAACTAGAGCAGAGTATCACTTATAAATAAGCTTTTAGTTGTTCAAACATGTGGGACCACCTCTAAATAAAGTTTTGTCAGCTTTAACTTGGGGAGATGTAAGCAAAGAGTTTGCAGCCAATGCAGATGCAATGGCAACTAAAGCAAACGAGTATTATACAAAGGCGTCTGATGGTGCTTTAAAATTTGAGTCTGCAGGAAAAAAAGCCTGGGATGAAATAAATAAAACCCAAGATCAAAAAAATGCAGATTCAATTGCTAAAAATCAACTTACACTTGATCAGTTAAGTGCTCAAGAAGCTAAACACTTGGCTGATTACAAAGCAATTAGTGATCAAAGGCTAGTCCTTGAACAGCAACTTTATGAAGCCAAAAAAACAGGCAATCAAGCCTCTATTGATTTAGCTCTTAAAGGTATTGCTGATCTTGAAGCTAAGGAAAAAGCGTATCAAGTTGAAACTCAAAAAATAAATTCTGAAAAAATCAAAGCAGCTCAAGATTGGGTGAATGCTCAATTAACAGCGATTGACGGAACAGCTAAAGCTTCAGATATTGCAACACAAAAAACAATTCAAACAACTTTAGCTGCAAGGGGCTTAAAGGTTGAATTTGACAATACTGGTAAAGGTATTGTTAGTGCTATGGAGCAAGCTGGAAATGCTGTTTCTTCTTTAGATTCCAAACTTGCAGCAGGCAGAAAGGGAGCTCAGGCTCTTGGTCTAGATTTAGATATTGCTCTCAATAGGGTCTCAGAGGGATTTAAAGCTAAAGAAGCAAACCTAAATAGCTTTACTGCCAGTATTGAGTTAATGGGTGTAAAAGGAAAGCAGTCTGCTGAAGTAGTTTATCAAGCATGGGTTAAATGGCTTGAAACAGCTAAGTCCCAAGCTGAAATTGACTTTGCAATGTCAAAGTTAAAAGAGTTTGAGACTCAAGGTGTTATATCTACAAAACAGGTTGAACTAGGTGTTCAAGCAATTCGTCAGGTGATGCAAAAACTTCCTGATGATATGAATCCAGTTGAGCAAGCCTTTGAAAGATTGGGTATTAAAACTAAAGAGCAATTAAAACTTGCCGCCCAATCAGCTTTAGCCGATTTCAACACTATTCAAAGCAGTGGTCAAGCTACAGCTGAAAGTTTGAGACAGGCTTATGAACGTACCATTCAGGCTGCGGTTGCTTCAGGTGATCAAGCTGTTATCGCTCAAACAAAAGCCAAAGCTGCATCATTGGGATTGTCTGTTCAAATTGAAGATACTGGAAAGGCAACGGTTCAATCCTACGAGGAAATGGATCGAGCGGCTCAGTCTCATGCTTCCACTGTTTCGAGCAGTGTTACAAGTGCTTACCGTGAAATGGGAGCCGTAGCAAGAGAAGAGGCTCAAAATTCTATTGATGCATGGAATCAAGCCTTAGAGGCTAAATCGACGGCTGAAAGTAAAGAACGTTCTGAACGCAATAAAACATCTCAAGCCACCACAAGCACACATTACACAAAAAGTAATGTACGTGATGAGCTTAAAAATATGGGCTATGACGATGCACAAGCCGAAAAAATTGCTCAAGGTATTTTTGGTTCTGCATTAGCCAGAGACCAGACAGCAATGCAAAAAAATATGGGGGCAGGTGGCTTAACCAATGTAACCAATATGCTTTATGCAGAGCTGAGAAAAAAAGGGCTTGCTGGTTATGATGGTTCTCGTTATATCGAACAAGCATTACAACAGTTCAGAGATGGTGCAGCTCAAGCAACTTTAAATACGATTAAACCTAAAGTTTATACAGATTCAAGTAATGAGACTTTTAAAGCCTTGGCGAGTGGTTCAGGTACAGGAAAAACCGTCCAATACAATCTTAATTTTAATGGTAAAACCTTGAGTTTGTCGGGAGATGCTAGCCAAGAGGCAATGTTTAATGACTTCTTGAGACAACTTGAAACCATCAATAAGAGTAGCTAATTGATGAAATTAATACGCAAAGCGACCAATCAAACCGTTCTTTTAGAGAACGGTTTTTTGTGGTCTGACGAATTTGACTGGAAGCCGATTGAACAGAAACAAGATAGAGCCATTGATGGTGCGCTTATTGTTCAAGAGGGTAAGAAAAAAGCAGGGCGTCTAATCACATTAATACCCTCTGAATCCAGTATGGGATGGGTGAAACGCCGTGAACTCAGCAAAATTATGGACTGGTCAGCACTCCAAGAGCATTTTTATCTTGAGTTTGATTACCCACATGACAAGCGAAAATTCAAAGTTATGTTTAATCATGAAGCAGGGGCAATTGAAGCCAAGCCAGTAAAGGGAATTCCTACGGTTTCTGAAGATGATTATTACAACGTCACAATGCGATTTTTGGAGCTAAACGATGATTGAAACCAAAGACATTGTAATTTACAAGTCGGAACGTTTGACTGATACAGACAACGGGGGTGGTAAATATTCTGGCCAAGTCATTATAGATGGTCAGAGTAACAACCTCTTCAATGATGTATCTGAATTGGACCGTACCCTTGGTGACGTCTCGATGCGCAAAGTTTTTCCTGCCGTATCGACCAATGATACTGATCTATTGATGGGCTCTACAGTTTTTATTTCTGAAACACCGAAGGATCCTGCGGTGTCGGCTTTGCTATTTAGTACAGGAAGCTATACGGATGAGCGTAAATCAGCACAAAACCGAGTCGAATCCTATCTTGCTAAAGGTGGACAAATCGCAGGTACACCACTCGATACGCTTTGGCAGGGCATGAAACAGATTCAAGTCTGTATGTTTACCACTGAAACTGAGAGTAATGTCGGTGATGCGATCGTATTGGTTTCAAATGAGGGCAAAGTAAATAGTCATGAGCAATATGTTCGTATCTTAAAAGTTGAAAGTCGTATTTCAAAAATTGTCATCGAGTTAAAGGAAATCGAATATAAGATTGCGACTTATAGTATTAGCGATCCGCTCGAAACTGATTTTGTGGGCTTGTCTGCAAAAAGTTGGTACGCTGGTGAAAAGTCAACAACGATTATCCGTGAAACACTGGTTGCGGACACAGGTAAATACTATTCTTCGACTAAAGCCACTGAAAAAATTCAAGTGGGTGAGTTTACAGTCAATGTTCATGATGTATTCACTCAGATTATCCCAAGCGCTCAAAGTGAAACTGCAATCATCGATGTAAATGCTGCAGGTGAAAAAGTTGCTTTGGTACCTGGTAATGATGGGGTGGTCACAGCAAGTTATGCAACCTATGTTGCTGAAGCTCAAAATCTTTATTTGGGCTCAAGCATCATGCCTTCTAGTGTGAGTTTCACCTTATTTAATCTTCAAGTGAATGATATAGGTGGCTTACTCAAAACGACCTCAGGCACACAAGTCGGCACAATTGATTATCAAAAGGGTTTAATTCAATGGACCAGTGCAGCAGGTACAGGATCATTGAATTTAAATGTATCTTTTAAACCTGCTTCTGCACCCACGCAAAATACACAGAGCCAATCAATTAAAGTCACGCAAGCCAATCAAGGCTCAAATTGGACTGGTGTTTTAGTTCCCCCACCTGCACCGGGTAGCGTTTCGGTGTCTTTCATGGTGAAAGGTAAGTTTTATGAACTTAAAGATGATGGCTCTGGTCAGCTCAAGGCAGGTGCAATGTCTATTGGATCTGGCTCAATCAATTATGAAACAGGTTCGTGGCTTCTGACTACGGGTGAACTTGCAGATGTAGGGAGCAATATTCTGGTGTTGTGGTGTACACCAATTTCAACCTTTGTACGCTCAAATTTAACCCTTGAGAGTCCAAGCTTTGAGCTTCAACTCGGTGAGGCGGTAGCGGCAAATAGTGTAATGGTGAAGTGGAAACTTGAGGATGTTGAAAAAGTAGCGACGAGTAATGCGCAAGGCAAGTTTACAGGTGATGCTACAGGACAAATCAATTATGCAACTGGCGTGGGCAGATTCATTCCAAATCAGTTACCGCAAAAAGGCACAGTTTTCACCATTAATTACAACAGTGGTTACCCTCTCAATCAAAACTTAATTACAACGCCTTCAACGGATCAAGAGTTAAGTTTTAATGTGGGTACAGGCAATGCGCTTCAAGCAGGCAGTATCGAGTTAAAAATGGAATTACAGGACCAACTTAATCAACGTTGGGGAGAGTTGGTTTTAACAGATTCAAAAATTGATGATACAACGGGAAATTTAAACGATAAGTTAGGCAATAGCCATGGGACCATCAACTATATAACTGGCGCTGTAGTGATTAAGCCATTTTTAGAAATATTGGTATATCAAAAAACCTATCAAGTCTTTGAATCATGGAGTAAATAATGGGCTACTATTCTCCACAAACAGAATCCATTCAGTCGGAAAAAATGATATTAAAATCATATTATCCGACCAATATCAACATTAAATATCGTGATACACCAGAGTTAAGCCCCAATGAAAAGCAAGTTGTAGCGGATAAGCTGAAAATAGATTTAACGCCACAGTATAGCGAACAGGTATTGACCAATTCAGTGCGTTTTAAACTTGGAAATGATGTTTATGTGGATCGAAATGGCGTGATGTTTAGAAACATAAACAGCACCACAAATATTGGTATCAGTTCGGGATCTGTGAATTATGGTACCGGTGAAGTTGAAATTGATTCTTGGACACCATCTAGCGGTAACGCTATTTCATTACAGTCATTGACCACGACTACTGATGCGATTGAGTTAAACCATATCAGTTTTAGAATTCCAGTTATTCCGATTCGCCCTTCGTCAGTGACAGTGGTATTGAGTACGGTTGAATTTGGCGCTTTAACTATCCAGTTTGATGAATTGGGCAAAGTAGATACAGCGAAAGCACATGGTTCAGTGAATTATGAAACTGGTTTTGTAGATATTGATTTTTATACCAAGACAGAAATTACTGAAGCAAATAGACCACAAATTGAAGCAAAAGACTGGTATGACGTACTCTTAGAATACGAAGAGCTGAACAAGAAGTATATCAATGTACCTGTGTGGGTTGTTCCTGACTCAGTGAAATACAATGCCGTGGCTTATACCTATATTCCGCTTGATGCTTCGATTTTAGGTCTATCTGCAACACGTTTACCCCCGAATGGCCGTGTACCGATCTTCCGTGTTGGTGATATTGGCATTGTTAGCGCTGCCAAATCTTTGGTGATGCCTGATCATATAGCGGGTAAAACCTATATTTTAGATGATAAGCGTATTTCCTGGTGTGAGCTTCAAGACAGTAAAGGCGTGAAAGTTCCTTTCGATATGTATGTTGTGGACTACAATTATGGGGAAGTCACGCTTAATGGAGATTTCGCAATCAATGCTTTAACTCCACCATTGAGCATTGAATATCGTTATCAGGATATGGGGTTAATTCGTGATGTTCAAATCAGTGGACAGGTGACGTTTACCAAACCTTTAACACACAATTATGAGGCTGAAAATACAATTGTGGGATCTGCATTGGTTGTAGGTGATATGTATGCACGATATTCAAATATGTTCTCACAAGGTACGTGGAGCAATGTGTGGGTTGATGAACCTACAGGTGCACCTATTTCAGCACGTTATAACGATGCGCTATATCCAATTGTGATGACCAATAAGGGTGCAATTCAAGAACGTTGGGCACTTGTTTTCACCGATAATACAAACTTTAGAATTATTGGTCAGTATTCAGGTCAAATCGGAACAGGCAACATCAACAGTGACAATGCACCGATTAACCCGGTTACAGGTGTACCTTACTTCAAGATTAAAAAAGAGGGATGGGGAACTGGTTGGGCGAATGGCAATGTAATCTTTTTTGATACTCATGCAGCCATGCATCCAGTTTGGGTAATTCGCACAGTTAAACAATCTGAACCTACTGAGCTTACAGATCAATTTCAAATCATGCTACGCGGTGATATAGACCGAATTCTATAAATCCTATTAATTATTAATAACCGCCTTAGGCGGTTTTTTTATGAGTAAAAGAAATGTCAAATACAGATATTAAGTGGTTTAGCTCAAGTAATACTAATGCACCTCAGCTCTCGAACTCATGGGGCTGTATGATTGATGTGCTTGATGCTTGTCTGGTGACGGGCATGGGCTCTCAATTGGTTTCAACATTGGTGGTAAAAGATGGAGTTGCAACCGCAACATTTGGTTCAAGTCATAATTTTAAACAATTCCAAGTTGTAGAAATATCTGATGCAGATCAACAGATTTTTAACGGTGAGCATAAAGTCTTAGGTGTGACCTCTAACACGATTGAATTTGTAGTTAATTCACCAGATTTAATTGCTACTGGGGCTATCTCTTGTAAATTGGCATCCTTAGGATGGACCAAAGCATTTTCAGGCACACAAAAAGCGGTCTATAGTGCAAAAGATAGAACAGCGAATCCTTATTTTTTACGTGTAGATAACAGTCTAGATCCTGTTTATAACACCGATTATGCAAAATATGCCAAAGTGGGCATTTTAGATTCTTGCACTGGCATTGATGATTTAACTGGCAATCAAGCCCCCTTTGATCCGACAAAACCCAGTCGAAACTGGAAAGGGGAAGGAAATAGTAATGGATGGTTTAAATGGCGATATGCAGCCATTGCTGATATAGCTTACACAACATATGTATCAGAATATCAATTACCACAAAACGGATATCGACCTTGGGTGTTGATCGGGACAAAAGACAGTTTTTATTTAATTAATGGATTAACTATTGGACAAACTTTTGAAGCCCCTTATTGTTTTGGAGTCATCCAACACAAGGGATTAGCCAAGCCATTTCTTTGTGCATCCAATCATTCAGCAACATTTAATGATTACATATCTATCGGAACACCTCTATCTAATACTGGCAGGACTGAAGTTGCAGCAATGACAGGGTATTCAGGCGCTCTGATAAACACTCGTTACAGCCGTTTGATTAGCGGTTTTGGTAATGTTATTTCTGGTGCTGCTGCCAACTCAATCAAATCAGATCCAACTGAAGGTTATATACTCTCACCAATATATTTTGCTGATCCAGATGGTTACATTATGGATGCATTACCATTGGTACAAGCTTGTGTGAATGATGCGACTGCAACAGCAAATTACGCAATTTTCTCTGAACCAAACAAAGCATATATCGGTTGCCGAATGCGTTCAGACACTGGAGGCATTTTAGGGATGTTATTTTTCACTATCTACGATGGAGAATAAAGCATGAAAATCCTATTTGGAGAAAGTGAATTTAGCCAAGTCGGGTCTAGACCAGCTTTTAAAATTTTGAATGGTGAGTTTTCACCTAAAGCATTGGCGCATAAGGCGAACATTTTAATTAAAGGAGTAACCACGAAATTAAACGTTCCAATTGCTTGTCCAGTACGTGCTTATAATCGAATTACGGGTGAGCTGTTAAGTCGAGCACATTCTAAAAATGACGGTTCATATTTACTCTTTGGTCAGAGTGATTCTAAAAGTTATGTCTTGGCTGTAGATCCAGCAGGCGAATATAACATTGCAGTACAGGATAAGGTGAGCTGATGATTATCCCATCTATAGCAGCGAGTCTTGCACAATTGCAAGCATTGGCAACTTACATTGATCAAGGTAGCGCAAATGCTACCTTTGTTTTTTATAGTAGTGCAAAACCTGAATCTTTAGATATTGCTGCGGATAATACAACTCGTTTGGTGATCCTCACTTTGCCGAAGCCTTGTTTTAAGAAAATGAATGCAGATAGCATTGAGCTTCATCAAACTGATGCGTCAGTGGTCGTTAAAAATGGCACAGCAATATGGGCGCGTTTATTCAATGGAGCAGGGAAAGCGGTTGCTGATTTTGAAGTGGGAACAGATATTAGCTTGAATAATCCGGGACTAATACAGGGTAGCACTTTGATGTTGAACTCAATTGTATTTAAGCCGAACGTTTAAGAGGTGAGCATGTGTCTAACTATACACCTCCCAAGATTCACCATGTCGACCTGAAATTTAAAGATCTTGCGACAGGATCTACATCATTAAATTTCGGGGCTGAGAATGCAGAAACAGCATCATTAGATGCCGTTATAAACACAGCTTTCATTGCCAAAATGCAAGCTCAGACCTATGACTATAATGCGCTATCTTCAGTTATATCGACACGCTTTGAAAGCTATATAACAGGTGTGGTGGGTGATGCTTCAACAATTGATAGTAATGTAAACACTGCATTCAATGCTGCAATTAACGCCGTCGTCATTGATCGCTTTTGTAGTCTAGAAAGCACCATCCAAACCAATTTTAAATCAGAATCAAATGCACGTTTTGATATTAATTTTAATCGAGGCGTATTTGGTGAGAGTCTATATCCATTTCAGTGTCGGGCAAGAGTCTTAGGCAATTCAATTGGTTTAGTCTGGTCAGATCCCTATACCCGCGCACATCGAAATGGGCTTCAGTTTGAATTTGGTACAACTCGAAGTATTCAACCGTTCAATTGTTTTGAAAAGGGCTTGAATCTACATAGAGCTGTAAATGCTGTATATGAACAGGCTGTGACTTTAAGAGGTGTTACAGGCTTTGTTTGGCAAGAAAATAAATTAGCTTTCATTACCCAAAATTTAGTTTTTGAAGAATCCAAAAAACTCAAGATCCATGCAATTTTTGATTGGGTTGAATTGGTTCGAAAGAACAAGATTATTCGATACTCACATGAAGTCGCTCATGTATTTGAAAAGCGTTATCAATTCATTGCTGATCAAGGCTTAGAGTTCATAACTACAGACGCAATTCCATGGGAAAAAGCGAAATCAATTCATTATCGAAAACATGCAATTCAGCCTTGGCCAAAGCCTGAGGAAATTACACCACAGGGCTGGGATAAGAAAAGTATTAGGCTCAATTTCTGCTGCACAACTAATGAAGTCGATCGCCTTAACGCTCATTTAAATTTTGAACCTGATAAATGTTTACCTGATCCTCAGAAACCGCAAATTCCTGAAATCAGCAATAAGAATTGGTGGTATATCGTGAATGAATTATCTGTAACACGGTTAGATAATGGTGAAAATATCAATGTACTGGATGGCAATTATAGTAGCGATCGCAGCCGATGGTGTTGGTCGTATAGTTTGACCGTTCCAAATAGTGAAATCAGTAAACTTGAGCCAATCAATGCACAACCCGTGATTTTAAAAATTATGGTGAATGGGCATGAGCATCATATGCTACTTGAAAACCGTAGCAGATCTCAAAAGTTCGGTTATATCACCTATAACCTATCCGGGCGTAGTCAATCCGCATTACTTGATGCGCCATACGCCCCCACAAGAACTTATTTACAGGAGAATGAAAGAACCTCGGTACAGTTAGCGCAAGCTGAGTTGGATCGAGTGAATAATCAAGCCGAATTGAATTGGAAACTGGTTGATGCGTTGGGCTGGATTGTTCCAATCAACAGCTTAAGCTATTCCAATCAAACACCGATTGCCGTCATTAAAATGTTGGCAGAGAGTGCAGGCGGTTTCGTTTACAGTGAGAAAGCCGGCAATAAGCTCACAATCAAACCGAAGTATAAAAAAACTTTTTGGGATAACGTGATTTTAAATGATTACGATCGCTTAATTCCCGAAAGTATTGTCACGGATTTATCGACTGACTATGAGCTCTATCCAGACTATAACGGTATCACATTAAGTAATGATAGAACTGGTAACACTGGTCAAGTTAAACGTTCAGGTACTGCAGCAGATATTTTGCTTGAAACAGTGAATAACCCATTGTTTACAGTGGATAGCATGGGGGCATTTGGTAAAGCTGAGTTAGCAAAAGCAGGTATGGTTGAAACACACAGTATTGCGATGCCAAATAGTGTCGAAATCGGTGAATGTTCACCGGGTGAATTGATCGGTTTTAATGGCAGTTGGTGGGGCATTGTTGATGCTGTTTCTGTCTCATTCACTCACGCCGTTACTAATCAAGCAATTAAGGTCGAAAGGGTGAATCGAGATGAGTAATGCATTAAAACGTTTACTAAATTTACTGCCTAAGTCACCCGAATTTATTGGGACCATCACACATGAAGATCATCCTAAATATAAGGTTTTAGTGATTGATGGCAGTGGTTTAGTTCTGTGCACGAGTAATGCACGTTACACAGTCGGCACAAAAGTTTTTATCTCGAATAATGAAATCAAAAGATCTGCACCAGAGGGCACTGTGGTTCAGATAGAAGTATGAAATTAACCAAATACAGGCACCCAAGCGGGTGCTTTTTTATTGCCAAAAATTAGGGGGTTTTGTGGATAAAGAAACATTAAAAGAGATCGTTACTGGTCTCATTACATACGGTTGGATGATTGCTTTGGCAATGCTTGGAGGTTTGGTTGCCTTTATTCGCAGACTAAATCAGTCAAAAGAACCCAAGCCGTTAAAGGAGATATTTATGCGACTTTTCGGAGAGTTAATCATCTCTGCATTCGCAGGGATTATCACAGTTCTATTGTGTATTTATTGGGATATGCCCTTGGTGCTGATTGGTGTGCTTGCAGGCATGGCAGGGCATTTAGGTGGTAAGGCAATCGATACATTTGTGTTGATTTGGAAAGCAGTAGTTTCGGGAGGTAAGTTGCCATGAAGATTAGCGATACAGGAATAAATTTGATTAGAGGTTTTGAAGATCTTCGACTTAAAGCGTATGACGATGGTGTGGGGGTTTGGACTATAGGTTACGGCACAACAGTAATTAATGGTGTTGCAGTTAAGAAAGGCGACACTTGCACTGCAGAACAAGCCAAGTCCTACATGGCTCAAGATTTAAAGAAATTTGAATCTGCTGTAAATAGTTCGGTCAAGGTTTCATTAAATCAAAATCAGTTTGATGCGTTGGTATCTTTAACATACAACATCGGCATTGGTGCATTTAAGGGTTCAACCTTACTCAAACTATTAAATGCTAAGGATTATAAACGCGCTGCAGAGCAATTCCCGCGCTGGAACCGTGGAGGTGGACGAGTTTTGAATGGACTTATAAAGCGCAGAAAAATTGAAATGGAGTTGTTTTTAAAATGACCTACCTATATTTAGCTGTAAAAGCATGGCGAGAAATCTTAATCGGACTTCTCGCATTTTTATTGATTGTTTGTCTTGGATTGTTGAATAGCAAAGTGAGTCAACTCAATAAAGCTCAAGCGAAATATGCGACACAAATCCAAGCAATTGAACAGGAACACCTGAAAGCCTTAGCCGACAAACAAAACAAAATAAACAAAGTGAGCGCAGATTATGAGCAACTTAAATCAGAACAACGTATCAAAGTCGAAACGGTTACACGTGAAGTGCAAAAGATCATTGAGCGTCCTATTTATAACAATGTTTGTATTGATGATGACGGCTTGCGCAACATCAACTCACTTATCCCCAACAATTCCAGCTAATTTGGTTGTGCCTTGCCCTAAACTCTTAAAACTTGAGTCAGGGCAGGGCAAAGAAATCACATTATGGATCATTGATACTGTTGCAAAATACAATGAATGTAGTGCATTGAATGATGCGAAGAATAAAATATTAACTTTTAGGTGAATGTTGTAAAAATTAATCTTTTGCAATTTCAAAACCAACAGAAAGCAATTTTTCTTTTTGTTGGTTATTTAACTTTTTCCAATTTTTTCTTTGATACGAGAGCCAAACATAATCTGCGCTTTCGCTTGATGGAATATTATTAATCCCACCAAACTCTTGGCTTTTCAATTCAACACGATCAAATATTTCAAACCATCGCTTTAAAGCTAATTCGCTTTTACTTGGCTTTTCTAAAATTTTACTAAAGCCAATTTCAAGCAATAAGTCTTGATGAAATTTATTTAACTTATTGAATTTCTTTCTTTGAGAATTAACCCACCCATAATTTGCAAGATCTTTGCTATTAATATTTTCAATACCATTACTTTCTAAAGCTGCCTTTTTTACACGATTGTAAATATCCATCCATTTATCATCAACAGATCGCGCATCAAATCCAGCTTTTTTTAATTTTTTTAAACGATCTGCAAATACTTGGTCATTTTTAGAATTTGGATCTTTAAGTTTCACCCTTTGATTAACAAGCCAAATTTTTAAGTTTTGGTCATCAATCTCGTAATCTGAAGTTACCTTACTTCTTGCTTCTTTGTATTTTAGAAAAGTTTCATTCCAAACATAATCATGATAATTAAATATAAAACCAGCTTCTAAAAGACTATTAATCTTATGTAATGGTAATTGTTTTAGTGAATAAACTTTCCTCATCCATTTCGCCCAATACGCAAAACTTTGATCATGAAAATCTTCTGGTACAAATCCGCCTTTTGTTTCATTAAAAAAGGCTTTGAATTGTTTGAGCCTAAATTCAAAATTTTCTGCAAAGCTATTTGCTGCTTCAATACCAATTGCTTCAATTAAAAGAGATTCATCAATAGGTTCATTTGAGATAATCCCTAGTTTTCCACTGAGGTTAATATTTTTGTGTTTTCTTCCTAGATCATTAAATAAATTGGTATTAGTAACAACTAGTGTTTCATCTATTTCAGAAAGAGCGTTTAATGTTGACCAAACCAGTTCAAATTGCTCATCTTTCACAACTTCAGTAAAGCTAGAGTTTCCAAAAGTTTCTAAATAAATTGGCAAAATAATATAGCCTTTTTGCTTACCTTTCGACTTACGCATTGTTCTTCCAGCAGCTTGAACAATATCAACAATTGAGCTTTTATCATTTGCAAAAAAAACAGCATCAACATCTGGAACATCTATTCCTTCAGTTAGACAGCGAGCATTCGTAGCAATAGCATTTTGACTATTTTTAAAGATACTCATATTGTGTGACCTTAGGTCTTTGCTTTGTTCGCTACTTATTGTCACAGCATTTAAGTTGGTATTATCTTTTAAGATAACTGAGAATTTTTTAGCATTCTCAATGGTATTATGAAAAGTAACAATTTTATTTAAATTATATTTTTTTATCGCTTTTTGAATCGCAATAGCATTTGCATGATGTGTAAAATCAAGACCATTAAGTGTGTTTTTATTAATTTTACTACGCTTTATATCTTGTTTGGTAATGATTGTAATTAAAATTTTATAATCAAGAATAAGATTAATTTCTATAGCTTTTCTAAAAGATAGATCATAAGCAGTTCGACCAAAATCTGTAGTGCTATTCATTGAATATACATCTAACATTTTATGTTTAGCATTCTTTTTTGTCGCAGTCATAAAAACACGTTTATTAATTTTTATGTTCTTGTTATCCAGCGCAAAACTAAACAATCTATCAACTTGACCTACAGTTTTATGAGCTTCATCAAATATCCCAAGATCAAAAGTCCAATTCTTCAACAATTCAGAGCTATTATAAGTACATAGAGCAACAGTAATGCCCATAGAGTTTTTATAAAATGAGTTTAATTCCATTTCTGATTTTGCTACTTTTACAGTGGTATCTTTAATTTCTGATATATCAATATCATCAATAATACCTGTTCTCTTATCTGAGCAAACAACAACAAAATTATTGATATTTATACCTGTTTCTTCAAGCCATACTTTCAAAAGTTGATTAATTAAAAGTAGAGTTGGCGCAAAAACAACAATTGTGCCATTTTCTTGATCCACCAAATCTATAAGCATAGTTTGTAGCTTTGTCTTACCTGTGCCACAAGCCATGCCTATAGTCACACGATCATTTACTTTTAATTCTTCTTGTATCGCATTGTAAGCTTCAACTTGATGAGGTTTAGGTATTAATTTCATTTTTTGAAAACTCCTTAACACGATCAATCATAAATAAAGCATCTAGATTGAATTCCTTTGCCAAATTCATATTTTTAAAGTAAGACAATGCACATTCTTCAGCCAAACTTAGATCAAGATTCCCATTTATATCTCGTATGCATATGTTGAAATCTAAAGCATCTTTAATTACCTGAAGATCTATAAAATTATCATTTGGAAATTCAGCAGATAGTTTCGCATATTCTTTTTTATAAGTTTTTAGAATGTTCATGATTTCTTCGTCAGAAAATGAATATAAATAATCAGCAAATTCGTCTTGAATATAAGCTTTACCTTTACGCTTCATTTCTTGAACTATAATTAAGTGACGTTGTTCCTTAATTTCAATTAATGCCCCTTGCAACCCCATCAAACGAGATTCAATAATTTTTTGAATATCACCCCATACACCAACAGGAATTGGCTTTTTCCCTGTTGTCCAGTCAGTTACAGTAGGTCGTGCAACTGGTAGGGCATCTGCTAAAGATGCTTTCCATGCGTTACCAAAGGCAGAAATTCCAAGCCTCTCAAGCAATTCAATCTGGTTAATCATTTTCATATTTCCAAAGAAGTAAAAAAAGGCTCATTTTTGAGCCATATAATTAAGATAGCGCATCGTCCCAAGCTTTGAGAACTACATACCAGCGGTCACCGTATGCATTAGATGTGTTAACAATTTCATCCATAGTTTCTTTTGAAACCGAGACTGCCTTATTACCAATAGCAATTTTAAGAGAACGAGGTGAGTAAGAAACAACTTTACCATTTAAAAGAGTATTGAAAGATTTAGCGAATGGTTTAGCGATTTTGATAGTATTCATTTTTAAAGCCCTTTGCTTTTTGACTGATGACCGTTTCATCTGTCTATGAATTAATATTAGACTAATTATAATTAGTCGTCAAATATTGCACTGCTTTATTTTTAATCTGCCGACGAACGGTTATCCGACCTCTAACAACCCATCCCAGCTAAAATAATTCTGTGTTAATTTCTCTCGGCTCATGCTCCATGTTCTGTCTTTCAACAAGCATGGTCCAATTGCCAATTTTTTACCAAATTTCTCGTCAACTTGCTCTAACACAGACTGTAAATTTTCATTCTTCTGTATCAAATCATAGTCAGCAAGCAAATCAGGTACATATCTCGATTTTGATTCAATACAAGTCAAAATCACACCGCACTTTTTAAACTCTACGCCTTCTTTATAAACTTTGTCTAACTGCCTCAATACGCTCTTAATGATCTGCGCAGCAGAATCCGTAGGCTCAGGAAATGAAACGCTCACAGATGCTTTATAGAAAGGTTTTTTCGTGTCGAAAGGGTTTGAATGAGCAAATGCTATAACACACCCAGTCAAGCTATTTTGTCGTCTGAGTTTCTTAACTGCATTTTGAATATAACTACTCATTGCTTCAGAAAGTGCATCTTTATCTGTCACACGTTGCCCGAACGATCTTGAACTAACAATCTGCTTTTTATCTGGTGCAACTTCTTCTAATTCAATACATGCTGTGCCTTGCAACTCTAAGACTGTACGTTTCATCACGACAGAAAATTGACTTTGTATGAACGCTGGATCTGCAATAGCGAGATCAAAAACAGATTTAATATTGAGAGAATGAAGTTTTTTACTGTGTTTTCGTCCAACTCCCCAGACTTCTGAAACATCGATTTGCTGAAATAATGTTTCTTTTGAGCATGGGTCCATCTCATGCAAATTACAGATACCATTCAAATATTTATTCTTTTTGGCAATGTGATTAGCCATTTTTGCTTCAGTCTTAGATCTCCCAATACCTATACATACTGGTAAACCGAGCCATTTGAACAGGGCATCTTTTATGTTTTGAGCAAGTAAATTTAAATCTTGATTTTTATAACTCGTCAGCTCAACAAACGTTTCATCAATTGAGTAAACTTCAACATCTTTTTCACTCACAAATGTTTTGATTGTTTTTGTGAATCGATTAGACATTTCTTCATAGACTGCATAGTTGCTTGATAGAACAACTACATTATGCTTTTCAACAATGTCTTTAATCTGAAAGAGAGGAACACCCATTTTTATGCCCAAGTCTTTAGCTTCCTGACTTCTAGCCACAGCACAGCCGTCATTATTCGACAAAACAATGACAGGCTTATGGTTCAGATTTGGCTGAAATAAACGCTCGCATGAAACATAGCAATTGTTTATATCAATGAGTGCAATAATTTTCTCTTTCATCTTTTTTGAAATCGTTACGAAATCAAAATAATGATAGAATTGTCACAGATTGAATTCAAATTTAAAAATTGTGGATAAACAGGGACGCGTCAAAATAAGTCGCTTTGTTTGCTTTTTTCAGATGAATGGTCACGTGAAAATGTCACATATTCGTCTGTAAGTTCAAAGAAATATTCATGAGCATGTTCATGATCTGCGTTAAGCCAATCTCTGCGGTATTTCTCAGGAATGACAATGATTGAGCGCTTTTCATCTGTTGGAGCATGAAACTGCTTCATAAAAGGATGGTTGTCTGCATTAATCGTCAGCATTGAAAAGGATCTGACTTTTGAGTCTTTGATTACAGCATCATCGTAGATTGCAGCAACTGTAAAGGGCTGATTATCTTCACGCTTGATCGTGTACCAGTGAGCTTTCCCATCAATATATTTAGGCTCATAGAACTCTTGCACTGGTACAAGACAAAACTTGCTGTACTTCCATGCATGGCGAAAACTTGGTTTCTCTGCAACCGTTTCAGTTCTTGCATTATAAGTATGTGAGCTGAATTTAAAGTCTTTAGCCCAGCTCGGGAGCAAACCAAACTTTCCGACATCTAAATCAAAACCGCGCATGATGATAGGCGCGTGATAACCTGGATAAATGTGTGGTTTCAAATCTAAGTTTAGCTGATCTTCGTTGACACCAAGCAAGGAGAGGGCGCTTCGTTTGGGAATTTCATAATTAGAGCACATTTCTTATTCTCGATATGAAAAAAGGGAATGATTTGTGTAAATACAATATCCCTTATATCTATAGAATTCACTGGGGATTTGTTTAACTTGCAAAATATTACTTTGACCAAACTTGGTACCAAGCATGGCCAAAGTTCATGAATTTTATAATACATTGTTTTTAATTATATTTGTGTTTTAATGGGGTGGCAAAATATTACAAAAATAAAACCTTTAGTTAAGGACTAATTATCAATATAATTCACAAATTCTTCATATATTTTTGCTTTTTTGCCTTGGTTCAAAAATTCAATCACGCCTCTAAGTTTCTTTGAAAAATCAATATTAATTTCCGTTACTGCTGTTTTATAAATCGTATAGTTGATTTTGTATCCAAGAATTAAAAATTCAGAATCAGGTAAGTTTACTTTACCTTTAAATAGAAATTCTTTTTCAAATTCGCCTTCTAGATCATCATGTTCCTTTAACAATTTTGATTGCAGATCATATACTGTGTAAGAGTCACCTGATTCCAGATTGTTTATTAAAATTTGGTCATTCCTAGCATTATTTCTCGGTAAAGTCGTATTTGGAGGAAGTTGAAATTCTAAATTTGATATTCTTGCAGGCAAAATTGCATTCATGCTGATAATTATTTCTCTTAATAAAGGTGTACCTTCATTATTAACCCAATCATCTTCGTTTTGCTCTCTAACTATTAGAAGTTCAATACCTCTATCTTTTGCCTTTTTCTCAGCCCCAGACTGGTACCCTTTAGTGGTAGCGAAAATACCCACTAGATTTGGGAAATCTCGTAATTTACTATCAAGCGCATCAATTTTTTCAAGTTTAATTTTACTATTATAATCTTTACACTCAATTACATTTTTATAAGTGATCGCTCCCTTTGTAAATTCCCAGTAAATATCAAATTCCCTTTGTACTCCATTACTTCCAGTTAATAATTTATTTGTTTCAACAATAATGTTTTTTTGACCACCTAAACCAGTAGCTTCGGAAGTAAGAATGGCTTGATAAAGTGATTGAACAAAATGTTCATATGGTTTACCAGTATTTTTTTGCATTAATCACCCACCGTACCCAAAACAGGAATCATTCTAGGTCCAGCTAATCGCGCTTTTGCCACAATCTCAACCAATTCATCAAAAGTCAGATTAAACGAATCTGAACTGTCAAAAATATATTCGACATTTTGACTCTCAAGCTCTGGTGGTTTTTCAGGAATAAACCGGGCAGGGATTATCATTTGTGTTAGACGTTCATCAGTCAACACTTGAAAGTCAGGAATATTCCCATCAAATTTTTTCATCATTTACAAATGCTCCATAATCAATTGTTCGTTGTGTTTGTGCCAATCAGCAAAAGCGTTTCTTGTTGATTTTGGCTGAATGTATAATCTATTTTTAATTAGCTTTTTAGCTAAATCTGATAAGATCTTGTTTTCAATCATATTCATAGCCTTTCTAAGATCATCAAAAGTAACTTGAATATAGCCATCTGTTACATCTAAGTCATCATCGTCTAATGAGTGATTAATTAGTTTTTTGATTGTATAGCTACCAATGGCCAAACTATTTGCTATAGTACCAAAAGTACGCCGTAAGTCATGAAATGTGAAATTAATACCTGTGTTTTTGGTTACTTCTTCTCTTGCATTACGTTTATCTGTGATATGTGTATCTACCCCAATACCTGGGAAAACAAATTTATTATTTTCAGATAATCTCTTTCTTTCTTTCATAATATGCCAAAGCATATCGCCCATTGGCAAAAGTAAGTCCTCATGGTTTTTTGTATCTGTAATTTTGATTGTTCCATATTTTAAATCAATATTTTTCCATTCAAGTGTTTCACCTTCTTCGCGCCTAAACCCAGTAAGAATTAAAAGGAGTAAATAATCTTGGTTTGTATAAGCTCTTGGATCAGTACCTTGATTGCCTTTCCAATATGTTTTACATACACCTTCAGACCAGTCATGTAATTGATCTGATCGAATATAGCCTTTACGTCTTTTAATTTTGTTCCATTTTTTTTCTTTATAAATAACACCTACAGGGCTTTTTTCGGTGATAATTTTTTGATCATTATGATCAAATAAAATCGAAGCTGTAAAATTATAGACAGCGGACAAAAATTTCATTGATAAATTTGCTTGAGCCAAGCTTCTTTTAGATAGATCCATGTGTCTGTCGATAACCATTTTTTGAGCTAGCTCAGTGATTTTTATATTCTTCCAATCACTAAAATAATCATTTACACAGCGGTCATAAGCCTCAAGCGTTGCTTTACTTAAATTTTTTTTAGATTTGTAGTTATCATAAGCATCACTCAGAGTAGGAATAAGTGTATTTACATTTATTTGATTTCTTATGGCGTTCTTAGATTTTGTTTTTTCGGCATTAGGATCTATCCCTTTCGAAATCATGAGTAAATATTCTTGAGCTTTTTCTCTTGCTTGTGCCACTGTCCAAATACCATGTATACCTATAGTGACTCGGCATGTTCGACCATCTGGCAATTTTTTCTCAGCAATATACGATTTAGAGTTCTTAGTAACACGTACAGCAAAGCCGATGAGCTTCTCATCTTTATAAAATGTAATTTTGGAGGGTGAGAAGGGTAACGAGTCTACAAAAGTTTTAGTAATATTATATCGAGTATAAGACAT